TTTCAAAGAAAACATACATTTGGGTAAGAGGTTTAACCCTTCTTGCAATAAACTCAATATTTCTCTCTCTACAATAAGGAATAAGTTCTCTACTTACAACCTTAGAACCAATTGATTGTGTATCGATCCTTTCAGTAATTCTTCTTTGAATTCCTTCTCTAGATGATCTAGTTTCAACTTCAACTTCCTGCAGATAAGTATCTACATAAGTATCTCTAAATGTTCTAATTCTTCTAGATCTTGCGTGTGGTGCTCCAGGAACAATACGAGTTGAAAGTAGCTCACTAGATTTGGGAACCTTAGCTTTGTCAATTCTAAGTTCACTAGTTACAGTTTTTCCACTCCAAACTTCTTCCCACGCACCCCAGTCAACTGGAGAAAGTCCAGTATTAGGATCAACTTGGAAGGACGACATAAAAGCATCATAATTTCCTTGTTGCTCAAGTGTAACAGGATCTAAAATTTTCTCTTCAATCCAGGTGTCTGTTTCTGGATTCAGTTCCATTGTACCGAACCAACTTAATACTGCAAATGGGTTGACATTTACAGATCTAGTTGCAAACTTTTGTTCGATAAAAACTTCTTCATCATACTTAAGTGTGATTAAATCTCCAGTTTTTTGTATGTTTGGATTCTGTAAATCCGTTACAAATCTGAGGTCAGTAGAAGTATTTGCTGTTGTACCAATACCAATTGCGGATGCAGATCCAACAAGGAGGTCAACTGATGTTGTGTAGTGTGAAGGTCTTAATGTTCCAGTAGAAGCATCAATACTCGCCTTAAAATCAGGACTCTGCATGTTATGAGATTCATGCCTTCTGAAATTATCTACAAAGATTCCATTCTTAAATCTATCAAGTCCAGTTAATGGATCCTTAATTGAAAGATTTGTGGTTTCTGTTTCTAACAGTGAAAGTTGAGTATAGTATTCAATGCTTTGGATTCTATCCTCAAGTTTCCCGATATCTTTCATTTGATATCTCTTATGCTTAGTCTTGTTAAACTGAATATCATTCTTTGCAAGATACGCATAAGGTCTTAAGGTAAATGATCCAACCTCAAAAGATCCATCAGTAATAATTGGTGGAACAGGATCATCTGCTGGTTCACCTGAAATAATTCTGAAGTCTCCGCCTTTTGTTAGAACTAATTTATCAGTTCTAGGAAGACGATAGGAATAACCTAAAACTAAAGACTCACCACTTACTGGGGTTGCCGTTACAGAAGAACCATTATTTGGGAATACTCTTGACTCATATTGGAAAGGAGAGTACGATTCATTAGTGTAATCAGAAACTCTTGGTCTAAAGTCAATTACATCAGAATTTCTCAGTGATTGATAACTGATTCTTGGAAGATCGATACCATCATGAACAATTCTTGGAGGCCAACTCAAGTAAGAGAAGAACTCTCCAGTATCTGACGTTGGAGTGCTATAATAGTCATAGACAATTGTTAACCTTCTAGAAGGAACTGGAGCAGAATCATTTCTAATAATTCTACCAAAATCTAAGAATTCTAATCTTTCCCCACTATCTAAGATAAACCCAGAATCTATGGTCTTATCACCAAGAACTATTCCAGAAATAGTGCCGACGATCTGAGTTAGTTTGAAGGTTACAGACTCTCCAAGTTGGAACTCTCTATCATTGTTATATACAAATGTTACCGTATCTGAAGTTACCCTTACTACTCTACCAATAGCATAGGTGCTGTTTCCAGTAACTTGTTCACCAACTGCAACATCAAGGAGGGATCCATCAATATTAGTTAAGGTTAGAGATGGGAGAGTAGGATCATTAGCATCATCAGACTCAAATACTCCGTGAATTCTTAAAACTTCCGCTTTTCCAAGAGAAATTTCTTTATCTTGAACTCTGAGTCCATATACTGAACTATAAGTCAGTCCATCATTTAAACTGCTATTTGAATTTGATCCTGATCCAGGATCGCTAGACTTATTGACTGTTAATGTAGCACAACGATTCAATACCTTCGATTTAGAATCAACTCTAATTTTTCTAAGGGTAGCAACTAATTTTGCATTAGCATCAGTTGTTGTGCTCAACTGATTTAAAGTTAAAGTTCTTCCATTGGTAGACAGGTTAAATTGTCCCTCAACCAAAGGTTCTATAGATCCATCCGAATATGACAGTATATACTTTTCTTCATCAAAGGGTTCAAATACAGAATCTAAATCATTCTCAATAACAACACATCCACCAGATGACACTGAAGCAGAGAATGTCTTTCTATATACGAGTTGAGAATTATCTAATATTACATTACTAATGTTTGGATCTGGAAGTGGTTCATAAAATGCACTGAATTTATTGTCACTTAATTCGCCACTTCTATACCTTACAATAGATGTTGTCTCTGTAGATGGTACATCTCCATCACAAATTCCAGATACAGTTGAAACACCAGTAACAGTTAATCTGGTTAAGTCGGAACTAACTGAAGTTACTCTATTATATGTTTCAGTTACGAATCCTGCTCTTACATAAGAAACAATATCATTTACTTTTACTCCGTCAGCAAACCTTGAAGTTATTGGTCCAGTGATTGTGCTGACACCCGCAGAACTTGCTGAGATTGTCAGTGCCGCATCATCAAGTTTAAAAGTTCCTGTCAGAGTAAAGTCTGTTGTGAATGTGTTTACTCCAACATTTGAGAATACTGATTTGACATCAGATATTGAATAGTCAGTTACATTGGATATTGTTGGTGATGAAGAAATTCCATTAACCGATATGGATTCTCCTACAATAAAAGATCCACTAACAGAATTTAAAGTTAATACTTTTGAATCATTGACAGTTGAATTTAAATATCCCTTAGAACCACTACTGTTTCCCTCAATTAATGCTGGACCTGCTAATGTTATACTGCTACCAATAGTTACTTGTGTGAAGGTATCAATGTCATAGAGGAAAATTTCAAACTCGGTTGCATCATTTGCATAAGCAGCATCCTTTACTTTAAAGTCATAGCATCTGGCTTTTCCGATTTCGCTTCCAGGTGCCAGTAATCCATCTTCACCAACTCTCTGATTCCTTAAACTTAATACTGCAGTGGTCCCAAAACCTACAGATGGAGCACCGCTTACATTATTAGTAAAGAATTTGTTTCCTGCTTTAAAAGGTAAACTATATGTTGGTACTTCTTTAGATGTCTCTGGTTTTCTTACATCGATATATGTAGAAGAAATCTTCTCGATTTCATATCCCTTTACATATGCCTTACCAGGAGAAACTTGTAATGTATACAAGTCTTCAGATGGAATATTTCCCTGTGCAGTCAGTTCATTCTCTTTGTATATACCACCATTAAAGTCAAAGTTGTTTAACGACTCTTTGATGAATACTTCAAATGGTTTAATATAATAGTCTCCAGATTCATCATAGGTTCTTCTTGCAAGTTCATCTGCAAGGAAGTTCAGTTGACTATTATCAGCAAATTTTAAAAGAAGACCATCTTCAACTCTCATGAGTTCGATGAAATTCTCATCATTAAACTCAGTGATTGGTTTTTTAATAAAAGTTGTAGACAGTTTAAATCTATCTGCACCTGGAGCGGCGAAGTTTGAATATCCTTGCGAATTATCGTTCAACGAAGGATCATCAAATGATGTTACAATCTCTTCGCTGACAAGTAAACCAATTCTATAATTAGGTGTATTGCTATACTGATCTAATAAAATAGTGGCTGATTGTACCTTTACGAAAAATCCTCTAATAAAGTAAATACCTTCATCAATAAACGCTGCAGATCCAGTTCCAGTAGCGTTTTCTGATAAGGTAGTTGCAAAGGCAGTATTTTCCTTAATAATAGTTAAACCATACTCCAAGTCCGAAAGGACCAGCAGTCTTTCACCATCTAAGAATTTAGAAGTTACAAAATCTTGATTTGATGCACGAATATATCTGATGTATAATGTTACGTTCCCTCTTTCAGACTCCGATTCCGTTATAACTTTAACTACGGATGCTGTTACTCTTGAAGTCTCACCCTGAATTTCAAGACCTACAAGTTCATCCAGATATTCTGAAACTGGTATTCCGAAGAACGAGGAATCTATTTGAACAAACTCATAGTTTGCATCATATCCAGTTTGTCCTGGAATAACTTTAGATCCCTCTTTAAAGACATAAGACCCAAATCGTTCAATTTGATTCTGCAGAATAGTTTGCAGTGTTGTTAATTCACGTGCCTGTATAGCCGTCCCTGGTTTGAATAAAACCCTTTGATAATTTTTATCCTCATTAAAGTCGTCATGATATGGACTGACATTGAGATTGGTATTCTGTGGCATGTTCTTAGAATTCTAATACGATTTTAATGTCTTCTTTTTGAGTCAGGGAACGTGGTATAGCGGCTCTGTTATCTATATAGATGATTTCTCCAGAGTACTTTTCAATCTCTGGATTTGCAACACCTTCTACAAAGTTCTGATCTAGATTTATAACCTTTGCACCGACCACGGTGGTAACTCCAGGATTAGCAGCAGTTCCGAATGATGTTTGAATGTCTAAGTTGGAACCAGCAGTAGCTCCTACAATACTCAACGATCCACCAGTAGCAAGTTCGCTATTTCTCTTAAAGTTAACAAGTTTATAATTGTATTCTGTTACTGCAAGACCTACTGGTTGATAATATTTTAGAACACCTGTGCTTGCGTCATAAGATGCAACCTTTCCAATTGCAGTAGAACCTATTCCAATTGTCTGTGTAATATTGTTATCTACTGTATATGATCCATTTTCAGAATTTTCTAACTTTAATGCACCCAAAGCACTTGCTTGTGCAGAAGAAAGTAATTGAGTTTTACTTCCATATACAGTAGGATTTTTAAGAATTCCAACTCTAGCAAAATCATTACCAACAATAAAGTCTGGATTTGTTCCAGTGTTTTCGTATCTGGAATATACTAGAACTCTGTAAGAACCAAGTTCTTTATAGATATCATCTCCATGTCCACCAGATGGTGGAATAATTACGTCAAAAGTTGCTATAGATGTTGATGCACTACCTACGGCATTTAGACCAAATGAAGTTAAATTTGTGCCACCAACTTCATATGCAGGACCGCTTGGATAGAACTGAATAGTTCCTCTAGTATATCCAGTTCCTCCAGAAGTAACATCTACGTCACTAACTCTTCCATCAGCACCAACAACAACACTTACTTTACCACCAGTACCGTCACCTAAGATCGGTATATTCTTATATGTTCCTGCAGGAGCGTATCCAGATCCTCTGTTAGTGATAGTTACAACTTTAATTTCACCATCAACAGCATTATTTTTGATATCTGCGGTATCGCCAGATCCCCAATTAGATGGAACTGGAATAAATTCTAAAGAGTCAAATTTAATAATGTCTGATGGAGAGATTGTGTATAGATATTTCCACAAATATCCATCCCCAGAAGAACCTGCAGCTCTTGGTTCCAAATCAGTAAATTTTGGTTGATCCAGAGATGGTTTTCCGCTTAAATTATCAGGATCAGTTCCATTACTTAAACAAATATAGACTTTAAAATCTTCATTGACCACATAATAATTGGCGTCATACAAACTTGTTGCTCCAGTTACGGGTGCTAGGTTTGAAGAACTATAATCATGACGATACATATCATATTTTACGCCTGCATTCCAATTGACTTTTCTAACCATTCTACGCACATCTTGCGTAGTCACCTTTTTCAAGGCAATCATGGTATCAAAATAATCATTCTGTTCCTTAAACATGTCTTTTGGAGCAGGAACATTTGTATTCCAATCAGTTGTTCCTGATCCAGTAGCGACATCCGTGGAATTAGGCAGACCAATGAACGTATAATATACGTTGGTGGTGCTTCCAATTCCAGTGAAACTTTGGACAAAAGTCTCTGCGTTTAATATTCTAAATTGATCTGAAATAATTGCAGACATCGTTAAAGTTTTTTATTTATTTATCTTAATTGTACTCTGCTCTGAGAGCAGTTTTTCTAATTACCAATGGAGAAGTTTGAATTCCAATAAAACCATTATCGTTAATAACGCTAAATGACTTAGGCGTATCTCTTAATCCAAAATTGTAGAACTTACCCCAACTGTAGTTACCAACCTTTCCAGTAGTGCTAAATCCTATGTTATCGGGATCTACTGATGTAGATGCAACTCCAACAATAGAAAGTACGTTACTGTAAACAGTTACAACCCCAGACACCCCATTATTATCAACTTGATCTACTACGTAAATATTATCTAAGTACGTATTTCCAACCCCAACATTAGTTATTGTAGATCCGTCAATGTAAATTGATGTAACTCCATCACCAGTAATGGTATTATATGTTGTATAATAATCTCCTGTCGTAATTCCACTTCTAATAATTGGAGTTAGAGAACTGCTGCTTCCATACACGTCAGTATTTAAACCAACATCAGTCTGGATCTCAAATATAACCATTGGAGTATCTGTTCCAATTCCAGTCGCACTAGTTCCAATACCAATTATTTTTCCATAATCTCCAGCAACTTCTACACTAGTAAGATCTTCATATTTTGGATTTGGTGGTTCAATTAGTACACTGATATCAGAAGCATTGCTGTATCCAAATCCACCAGCAGCAATATTTATGGAGGAAATTGTTCCTGCAGCAGAAACATTTCCTGTTCCAACAAATTTACTCAATTCTTGATCTGAGAAGTAGTAAGAACTATCCGATCCAACACCAATTACAGAAGAAGTGTTTCCAGTCAGAGAGAACATTGTAGTGCTTACTGAATTTTTAACAAACCAGTCTTCACCATTTATAGAATTTATAACAGATCCTCTTTCCCCAACAGCAACAAATACACCACTTTCATAAACTACCGATAATAAATTCTCAGTAGTGTTTACAGTATCAAACGTCCATCCTGTTAGGTTTGTAGAATAACCAACTGTTCCGTTATTACCAACTACGACATACTTACTATCTCCATAAACAATATCATTTAAGTTTTCTTGACCACCACTAGGTGCTCTTTCAACTCTGAAGAATCTATTCGTAATAGATCCCATTTGAGATGACATGATGACACCATTGTTTCCAACAACAACAAATCTGGAGTCAACATCCGAATAGATTACGGATTTAAGATCATTAGTTACTGCAGTTGTTGGGTTATTTGACAAGTCAACAAATGTGGACTGGTTAATTAACCATTGAGTTCCAATTCCAGTTGGAGATGATGTAAGAGGTGTGGAACCAGATTCTAACCAAGTTGTGGTTGTTGGATATGCATCATCAGACACGAGGACTGTTGCTCCAGTACCAACAGCAACAAATTTTCCATTACCATAAACAACAGACTGGAATTTTCTTGTTGTTGATGATTGTGTAAATGAGTATCTTCCAAAATTTAGTGCTACATATGAGTATATTACTGAGGAATCCCAGTTTACTGCGTTGTCTGTAGAATATCCAACATTAGCATCAGATCCAACTCCAACCCAAACACCATTTCCATATTCCACATCATTAATTTGATTGTTTCCTGCAAATGTTGGAGTTTGTCTACTCCAAGTTAAGTAGTCTACAGATGTTGAAATGCCACCCTTATCATCAGATACTACATAAAGATTATTCTGATATCTGATGGATCTAAGATTTGTTGTGGATACTGTAGTGGTTACTCCAGAAGTCCAATTCTTACCAATTTCTAAAATTTGTGGACGATAATTTAGAGTGACTTCTGGAGAATTTTCATAACCAACACCAGGGTCTGTTATGGTAAATGATGTAATTGTTCCACCAGTAGAAACTGTTGATACTACTGCTTGAGCAGCATCTGTCTGAACATCACTTATAATCCTAACATTATTATCATCTTCAGTAGTTTCGTCTAGAATTCTAAAGTCGGGATAACCACCTTGAGTGTACAATACGGTATCTCCAGGAACAAAATCTTTGATTAATCTTGTAGTTGGGATAATTTTTGGTTCAAGATAGTCTCTGTTCTTAGAAACAATCTCACCATTAATAATGCTATCGGAGGTTTGTTTCGTCCAGGTTAAACACCTTTGAGATTCAACATCTGTGGAGATTCCTGACCCATTGTATGGGTTTGTTTCTAATGTATCTGATGTTAGTAATTCAATTACAACTCTTTTATCTTGTTGTAAAATATTTTGATGACTTTCTAATTGTACAGAGTCTCCAACTTTTATAGTTTGTAATGGTATTCTTGTAAGTACATCAAGGGTAGATCCTTGATAGAACATTATCTTACACTTACTTCCAAGTTTAGGTGCTTCTGTAAATACTAATCTAGTTCCTCCAGTGAAAGTATAATCCTTCCCAGGTTTTTGTAAGACATCATTTATGAAGACAAGAAGTACATTTTGGATATCAAAATTAGCACCATCTGCAATTTCGATACTAAATGGAGATGCAACAATTCCCACAGTTCTTTCCATAATAAATGATTTTTTAAATCCATCAAATTGTGAGGATACGTCATTAATTTCTAATAATCTACCAAATGACCAACCCGAAAATTCATCCGAATAAACACTGTCAACAGTAAATGTTGCTGCAGTTCCTGAAGTTGATGGGGATGAGAAGGAAAGAATATCATTCTCACTATATCCAATTCCTCTATCAATAATTTTATACTTTGTTACACTTCCACCTGTTCCAACGACAATATCAACTTTTGCTCCAGATCCATTTCCACCAGTGAGTGAAACGTTTGGATAACTTCCAGGAGTATAAGAATCTCCAGCACTTAACTCAAATTCATTAACAATTCCACCTCTTGGCAGAGATTCTCTGTCATCGCCAGTAAATGTAATTGTAGTAATTCCAGATACTCCATCAGTAGATAATGAATAATCCGTGGTCGTATCTTCACCAAGAGGTCTCTGGAAGAAGTTGTTTATCAGTATTATTCCCTGATTTGTATGAATTCCAGTTGGTTCTTGCTCTCTAGATAAAATTGAGAATGATTTTCCAGTTCCCGCTTCTCCAGTAAATGCTTGTGAAATATCATCTAAAATATAGTTAGTATCGTAATTTACGCGGTGGAACACCCTTCCAGCAAAAGTTGAGTTGGTGCTTATTCCAGGGTTTAAAGTTGTGAGGCCAACCTTACCATAAGGAGCACTATTGAAGTAAACATAACCTTTATTGATGGTGTAGTCGCCACCAAGCACCGTCACCGCTGCTCCAACAAGGTGTGCCGCTGCGTTAGTACCAAATTGTGCTCTGTCAGCATAAACTGTGTTTGTAGAACCAAACCCAACTACATTAAGTTTTAAAATTTCATCTTCTATTTGTAATAATGTATTTGAAGTTATAGAAGTAACTCCAACAAGTTTAAATGTTGTTGATCCTATTCCAATATTTTCAGATAATCCAGTATCAATATCTTTACGGAATATAGGACTTTGAATGATATTATCAACAGTAATCAATGCTTTGGTGTTTGCAATATCTGGGTGAGAGGACAATGTATGTGTTGTTCCAGAACCAACCACTGTTGTTCCAATTCCAGTCTCAGATCTGTATTCGAAGAATATGTTGTTTATGGTGGAATCTGTTTTAATTCCTGCTAATTTGATTGTATTATTATCAACTTTATATGCATAAACTTCTTCAGGAAGTGTATCTGTAGATACGCCACTTAAAACTCTTGCAGTTGTTGCAATTCCGACTGGAGTTCCAGATCCGTAATCATAAACCAAACGTTCTCCAGTTGAGAAATTATGATTTGGAATGAATATTAGTGAAGAACCTGCTCCAATGACAGAACCATTTGTAATATTGAATGATTTATGTAATAGAGTTTCTCCTTTCGAGAAGAGAGCAAACGAAGCAATACCAACAACATTTCCTCCAATAGTAGATGTTACACCTGTAAATTGTGGACTTACATCATCAATTTCATATACTTTATTGTCTATACACTCAACATATGGGACAAGTTTTGTGCTATTAAGCACAATGTCTCTAGTGAGTGTGTCTGAAATTGCATTGTCTGATGCCAAATCAAAACATGGTCTCGTGTATAGAGACATAACACTATCAATTTCAATGAGTGGTCCTACTTCACTAGCAGCAATAGAAACTCTTGCTGGTAAAGTTCCTTTAATGTCGGCAGGACTAACAACATCCAAGTCTGAGAAGTTTTTAAATCCTGCAGTGTGTGTCAGTGAATTTACAGGTTCACTCCAAGTGGAATAAGGAGTTTTACTCTTGACTGAATATGAGAAGTTTTGATAGTAAAAACTATCTTGTATTCTTTGGAATGATTCATTTGTAAATCCAGTCTGAGTTTGCCACCCATTAGATTTGATAACGGTAGATCCAGTATCAAATTCAGTGTCAAAAGAACTTACATTGTTTACAGTGCCTTTTGTTTTTGAAGTGGATCCTACAAGAGTATCTCCGACTTTAAATTCACCATCAACATTACTGATCTTTAAAACTCTTGTTACGGGATTCCATCCATTCTGAACAACCTTTCCAGTAGCATTATTTCCTGATGTGATTGTTTCATCATTATTAAAGTTTTGCTGAATTAACGATGTGTTAAATCTTGCTAAGTCAGATTCTTTAATTGCTCTACCGATACTTGTGTTTACATCAAAAGTTCCACCAGTAGTTCCAAGACCAACAGGAATATTATAAGTGATTGATGATACGTTAGCATCATTTATAAAACTCACGATTTCAAAAGTTTTGTAGTTATAATCTTCAGAATTGTATCCACCACCCTCAGATTGAACTGTTGTAGTTTCAATTCCTTCAACAAAAACTTTGTCACCAAGTGCAAATGGGAAGTTTGTAAATCCGTTATTTGGTCTCTTTAAAGTCAGTGTATTTTGTGATCCATTCGATTCAGCAGATGTTACTAAAATTCCATTAGTATTTTGTGTTGAAACAATTTCTGGAGTAACTTCACTAAGACCACCATCTAAAGTGATTATATCTACAGCAAAAACTGAAGTTCCACTTAACTTAGATTCTAAAATAATATTTGGATAACCAACTACAATAGGAACTGGTGGAACTAAGTATCCTTTACCACCACTAGAAACTCCAACTTCGCTGAGAGTGAAATTATTTACAATCTCTAAAATTGTTGGTGCTTCTGCCTTTACAACAATAGAATTATCTGCAGAATAGTTATATCCAAGATTTACTGGAGAAACATTGTTTATAGATCCTATCTCATCTGAGAATGGTCTAAGTATAGCCCCAGTTCCTGCAGAAGAAACAACTCCATCAATTCTTGGAATAGTTCTATAAGCAGATCCACCAGATATTAATCTAACTTTTTCAATTGGTCCAACACTGGTAGGTGATTTTGTAGAGTATTTTAAGGTTGAGGTATTTGAACTTGTGTACGAAGAGTGTTCTGGTTCTTTATTTAAAATAAGTTGAAGCGTATCCGAAGACACTCCAACAGATGTAAACTCTCCATTATAAATGCTGGTGTTTAAAGTTATCTTGGAAAAATCTTTAACTTCTTTATCAACAAAAACTTTATATTCGTCCCCATCAGAAATATTTTCTTGAGTGACATAATAGTATAGAGTTTTTGGTGTATTTGAATTTGTTTGTAATTGTACGGTTGATCCAGATACACCAGTATCTCCAGTTCTTATAATGGAATCTGTTGAATATTCGTTAATAAAGTTAGAATCCAGATAGAATCTAATCTTCAAGTCAACTAAACTTGAATCAGAAACATCTAACTGTAAAGAATTTCCTCTATAGACAGAAATTCTAGGATTAATTAGAGAAATTTCATGGTTACCAGATCCAGAAGAAAGAATATTAATATGCTTAGGTATCTTTCTTACACTATCTGAGTAAGTTTCCGAAAGTCTAATATAATCGTTACTATCCTTAATTACGTAATATGATCTATTATTCTCTAAATTGGACGCACTTGTACCGTCTGTGGAATAAATTACCTTATCACCAGTTCTCAGTCCATGACTTGTTAAATTAATATTGGAAACAGTAGTTCCTACTCCAATATTTGATGAAATAAATGTTATTGGATTTAAAACTAATGAATTTGTAGATGAATTGTATTTTACAGTATTTGTTTCAGTTCTATCAGGAACAACATTTAAATTAATTGTGTTTGATGTAGAAATTCCATGAGATAATTCCGTAGTAACTGTAGCAACAAACTTATTCAGAGTTCCTGTTACATTTGGATTTAAAGTTTTGATTGAGTGGTTTGTACCTCCAGTAGTGCCAACACCAACACCA